CGATAACCAGATCAGTAAACGTCACCTGCGCCGAATCCTGAAGGCTGTAATCTGTCCCAGTGGCTCCAGACTTGAACCCGCCGCCGTTAGTGTCATTTCCAGTGGTACGAACGTCCCACTCGATTGTGCTCGCCAGGGCCATCTTAGGACTTGTTGACCGTCAGAGTGAACGAGGAAACCTGCACCGCGGCGCCGGATTGGATCGCCACGCTATTCAGGTTCATGTTGGCTCCTGATGTACCCACAGAGCCATCATGGATCACAGTAGTGCCGTCTGATTTCAGCGCACGGTACCACGTTGCGGTACCTGTGGCGTTCGCACTCGAATCTTGCGTGATGGCGTTGGCGGTGGCGACGCCAGCCACAGCCGCGCCGAACGCTGTTGCGCCGAAGCGCAATTCCGCGAGTAGCACCTGCGCGCCTACCGCTGTATCGGCGTCCGCTGCCTGAGCGCCGTCATAAAGTCGGAGGTACCCGGTGTTCAGGAGTGCCGCCATTGCATCGCACGCGGCGTTCGCGGCTGCATTGCTGTATTTTGGGGTTAACGCCATCTCTAAACAATCCTCGATTTGCGGACAAATAATCGCGATTCTTCAGCCGTGGCCACCGTTCCGGTGCCTTCCCACCGATACGTCCACGTACCGGCTTCCGTTATGGTCAGATCGTAGTAATACGCGCCGGCTGCAGTTCGGTCGATGCTGGTAACTGGCGATGAATACGTGTACACCGCCGTCGTTCCTGCGGGCGATTTGACGCGCAGCGTTACCGTCGTAGGATCCGTGGCCGTTCCGCTAGATTGCGCGAACTCGGACGCGAGCCGGATCGTGTCGCCTATGTCGTATGTCGCCATTGAGTTTCTTAGAATGCGTAGATCTGCTGATTCACGCCTAGCAGAGCATCCACGCCCAATTCCAGGGGCACGCTTTGCGACGCTGCATTGTTTATGCCGATGACAACGGCATCCCTGTGCGAGTACCAATGCGAAATCAATAGCCGCATGGCAACCTTGATACTGTACGGAACAATAGGGGAATCCGAAGAAAGCCCAACAACGTAGTCAATCGTTACAGGGTTAGGCGCGTAGAGATCAACGTCGGGCCAGCTATAGTCTTCCCCGAAGACCACGACACCTGGAGTGCTTACTACATCTACCGAATAGGAGTCTCCATCAACGGTGTGACTGCCCGTAGAATCGGTGTACGTCACAGAGACGATCGACTGCAATGGAGTTGCCCGCGGCAGTTCTATCCGCTTCGTGCTGCACGGCCAATTCGATAAGGATACGCGCAGTGTTTGCTCGTAAAAGGCGTATCCCTTTCTCCACTCGCAGTATTCTCGAGCGGCCGAGATCAGATCGGTGATGTCGTTGTCTTCGGTGTCACCGTCAACCTTCGTCCAGAGCTTCGCCTCATCCAGGTCCACTGGCTCAACGGTTGGCGGGACGATAATTATTGGAGTCACTGGAGTAAGTTACTGCTTGGCAGATTTATTGGAGAACGGACCAAGCGCTTTGTTCTGAGGCGCAGATTCCATTTTCTTGGCAGCCGCGCCGCGCATAGCTGTCCCGCGCGCCTCGAGAATCGTCGCGATCTCTTCAGTTGTCTCGAATTGCTCACCTGGCGATATGTGGCCATAGTCGCCTTTAGTTTGGCGAATCGCCGTCATCTTTACGTTTTGCATGGTTTGTTTTAGGTCTGAGTGGAAGATCGGGCCAGCCGGAAAGCACTGGCCCGAAATGTTAATCAAGAGTCCAGGCGAACTACAGAGATCCGTACACAAACGCGGCCGGCCGATACACCGCCAAAGCGATGCGCTCTTCCGCCCTAATGGCCACTTTGTTCTCTGTAAAGAAATTCGCGTGCTCGGTCGAAACATCAACGGTCGCTTCTTGCCGATCGAAGATTTCCGCACCCATCGAGAAAGCACCGACCAAGAAACGGCCCGAGGTAATCGCCGTGGTGACTACGATCGGAGCATTCCACAGCCGCGGAACCTGCGCCGCGCCAGGATCACCGAAGACGTAGTTGCCCTTATTGGCGCCGCCTTCTTCGGTTTTGACCAAGCGGATATCTTCCCAGTCGTCAGGGTGGAGAACCACGCCGTCAACCGGATATTCCGCCACGCGCGCCTGAGTCATTGCGTGGCTCAGTTTGTCAATCGCTGTGTCACCCGCGACGTTGCGGCCCGTTTCATAAGCCGTCGCCTGGGTGATCAGCCCGTTCAGGTGCTCGCCTGTGCCGTCGCCGCTGAGCAATTCCTGCTCTTCCACCAACTTCAGCCCGTACCGCAGCCGACGCTGGATATAGTTCATCAGCATCGTCATGTCGTCCAGTACCTGACGGGTGGCCGGAATCCAGTGAGCGATGGTTCGAACAGTCGCCGTCCCAAGGGTGAACGTCAAGGCCGCTTCTGGCTTGGCGCTGCCTTCAACCTGCGGCGAGGCCGCGTTGGTGAAGACGTTCTCCTTCGGAAACTCGATGGTGCGTTCGGTTGTCGGCGTTACGGGAAGCAAGTCGCGAATCCGCAACTCACGAACGACCGGTTCAACAAATCCGACGCGACGTGCTTGAGGGCCGGCAGTGCCCACGGTTGTGGTCGTGATGGTTGTCTTTTCGCCAAATTGCGGAAGCGAAGAGTCCTCGAACCACGATGCGAACTTCTTCGAAGCGCCGCCACGATGCCAGCCGCGGCTCTTGAAGCCTTTGAACTCGTCCGATTCGATGAATAACTCTGCCACTGTCTTGGACAATTGCGGCAGTTCATCCATTCCGCCCATTGGTTTGCGGAACTTCGCCTCAAGATCGTCCATGCGGACGGCAATCTTCTCGAGGGTTTCTTTGGTTTCGCCATTGACTGAGCCGTAGTTCTTGACTTCTTCGGCCATCTTCGTAACAGTTTCCTTGTACTCCTTGATGGAGCCCATGATTTCGTCACGAACTTGTTTTACATCGACTGGCAAGCCCGCGTCTTTGCGAGCAATGTTGCCGGGAATATTCAGCGCCATGAGATTCATGCGCTGTTGGTCAGTTAGCTGACGCATGTAGATAGTTCTCCATTAATTTCGGATTTAAGATCGAGTAACCAGGAGTGGTCTGAAGCCGGCTCTAGGTCGTCCTGCTTGGCGGCTCCGGCTTCCTCAGTGGCGTCTTCGCCGGCTGAATCTTCCAAGAGTGCCGAAAGTTTTGTGATTGCTTCTTCAATCTGAGAGCGAGTGGTGGAACTGATACGCCGTCCCGCTTTCGCTTCAATCAGATCGGTGAGCGTTTTTCCTTCCATCAGGGCGAACCATGAGGGCAGGAGATCAAGATATTTTTCGCGGAATTGGTCGATCGCGGAGACAACCTGCTCGCGTCTTTCCTCGAGCGATGCCTCCGACTTCAGGATGATTCCGTCAAGCGATGAATCCAGCGCCTGCATCATCTGGTATCGGGCCGACCAAGTTTGAATATTAGAAAGATCGCCGTCGAAGTCGCCGGGCTCTCCACTTGCCTTGACACTGGACAGATCCACTTGCGCCAACTCGAGCATGGGAAACGTAACCAGGGAGCCTTCAAAGAGCTTGATCTCTTTCAGGCGCCGGATTTTTCCATCCATCACGGATTGCTTGGCCTCGTAGCCAATACTCATGCCGCGGAGTGCGCCGGCCTTCATCAGCGCAAGCGCTTCCCTGGCGCGTTCTACGGCCAGTACAAGCCGTCCTTGCACCTTCAGCGCTGTCGGAGTGTCCTGGAGTTCGAGAATGCCGATTGGCTGCTTGGTGTCGTGCTGCCAGAGCAGCGGGATTTCCGCGCCGCGCTCAGCAATCGATTTGTTGAAGGCTCCGCGCTCAACGCTGTCGCCGCCAAGGTCCACAACGCCGTAAACGCTGAGTTCCCCTTCAAACGTGCCGGCCGCTTCATCAACTTGCTTTAAGTCGAGAGAGTAAGAACGATTCTTTTTTGTCATGTAAACATCCCCTTCACGCGAACTAAGCGGGAGTTACCCGCGGCGGCCGGTTTAACTGCAGGGTCTTCCACCGGCTCTGGAGCCGTCTCGCCAGTCGCCGCGTTGACTAGCGTTTGCATGTTCAGTTGAATAAAGTGCTCATCGCCACCCTCGATCGGGTTGAGCCCAATGAAGGCGCGAATTTCGTTGACGGATAAGACGCCTTTCTCCGCGAACTTGGCAAACCCTTCGGTCTGCGTCTTGAAATCGCCGCGAAGGAATCCCTCGATGGAGTGCTCCGCAGAGAATCTGGCACGCTCTTTAACCGAGATGCAGCGCAGGTTGATCGCCTGCTCCCAACGCACCAGCCACGGCCGCAACGTGTTCGTGTAGTACCCGTTGTTCTCGTTCTCGATGTTGGTGAAATTCGCCCGCGACAGATCCGCCAATTTGTGAGGCGGCATGCGGAAGTACCGGCAGACTTCCAGGAGCGCGAAGTTGCGCTGCTCGAGAAGCTGTGCGTCCGTGTTGGTGGACGCCATGCTGTCTACTTCAATCCCGTCGTGCGCCACCGCAACGCCGTGCTGCTTTACCGCTCTAACCCAAGCCTCACGCACTCCGGCGACTTCTTCCGGCGCCATCTTCTTTGGCGACTTCAGTACGACTCCCGGAGTTCTGTCGTTGGAAAAGAAACTGTGTGCGTATTCCTCTTGATCGCGCGCCAGTCCCAAAACTCGCCGGGCGAATTTCAGGAACGATGCGCCGTTGACCGTGCCGAGGCTGAACCCGCGGAGATGGAACATCTCATCGGGATACAAAGTCTCTTCCGGCTCATTGCCATCCTTGAAGATGTAAACCCGCTGCTTCCGGCTGTCGGTGTCGATCGTTACCTGATGGTTCTGAACCTGCCACAAAGCAATCAGCCGGCTCTTGTCACTCGTCGCCCAATCGGATTTGGCGAAAGCATCGCCACAGAGCGCCGCCGTCGATGTCATTCCCTCGCGGAACTCAATCGCGGTAGTCTCTGGGTTTGGCGAATCGTGCAGCAGGCGATAAAGCGGGTGACTGCGCGCTTTGTTCTGCGACTTGCCATCCGCCGAACGCTCCAGGACATGAAGCGGTAGCGAACCAACATCTTCCCCAAGGATCTTGACGCAGGCAAAAACGGCTGAAAGCTGAAGTGCGGTGGTTTCGTTGAGTGGCCCACCGCTCCAGCCTCTCGAGATGCCGCGTGCGGCAGCGAGCTTGTCATAGCCGTTCGAGAGATAGAACTCGTCCGCTAGGTTGAAAACGGTTTTCGCTTCCATCGCGTCGGCATGGCCGTGCGATCGGAGAAGCGCTCCGAGTGTCTCAATTGGCATTAGGATTTTATTTCGGATTACTTACATCACCGCAGTGGCGGAATTGGCCCAGACTGACGGGCCTTCCACCGGCTGCAGCAGATAGCGCTGGAGCGCCATTACAAGCGCCATTGCACCGTCTATGCGCTTAGGATCGCTAGCCCGGTTTGGCTTAACTGGCCGATAGTTGTCAAGCCCATCACTTTTCACGGAAACGCAGTCTATGTTCCACTTCATTACCGGGTTTCCGGCATGGCGGAACTTCTTCTGCATCGGCAGTTCCTTGAGTTTCTTGGTCGCCTCACTCAGCGTGAGAAAGTTCTGACGAACAGGCACGACATTGACGCCCTCATTATCCAGCTCAATGACTAACTGCGTAGCCATCGCCGGATCATAGGCCAGCTCCCGCATCGCGAAGCACTCATGTGCCCAAAGAATACGTTTCCTTATCAGGTTCTGATCGATGACGTTGCCGGAGCAGGTCTCGATGTATCCAGCCTTTACCCAATCCCTATAGGGGACCTTGTCCTTGATCTCTCGTTCCTTTACCGTATCCTCCGGCATCCAAAAGAATGGCAAGATATCGTACGTTCCGTCAGTATCCGGGAATACCAACACTAGGGCCGAAAGATCGATCGAAGATGAAAGGTCAAGCCCTGCATAACACGGCCGCTCGATTAATGGGCGCGTCGGTTTGTCGCCAGTCGCCCAGACCGATGGGTGAATATACCGCTTTGCCTTCTGACCCCACAGATTCAGGTGGTATCGGCAGAAATCGCTGAGCTCGGATTCGCCCTTGTTCTTCGCTTCTTCGTAAATCTCCCGGATCGCCTTGATAGGAAGGAATCCACCGTTTACATCCAGACTCGGGATAGCCTTGGCCCACACATCCGGGTCCGAGATGTCATCCTCCTGCCCAGCACCCCAGATGCGGCCGTAGTAAGCCGGGTTCTGCTCGATGACGCCTTCCAGCATGGAGCGCACGTACTCATGCTCTTGCCAGCACAGCGGGCTTTCGTCGGGCACGCCGGCCGTTGTGATGATGTACGTTAGCGGCTGCCGCCTCGCGATCTGACCTTTTCGGAGAATCGCCCAGAGGTCAAGGGCTTTTTGGCCCTTCCAGCGGTGAAGCTCGTCAATAATTACGCAGTGCGGGTTGACGCCATCATGAGAATCACCGTCGCAGGCAATAGCACGATAAAAGCACGTCGGATCCGTCCGACTGACAATCACCTTAGTCGAATCAATGATGCGATATTTTTTGTTTAGGTAAGTTGACTTGCGGACCATCGCGGCCGCAACCTTAAAAACCAACGATGCCTGATCTTTGGTCGAAGCCGCGCTGTAAACCTCACATCCGGGCTCACCGTCCTGATCCAGTACCAGGAGCGCCACGCCAGCGGCCGTCTCAGACTTGCCGCACTTCTTAGGTACTTCGTCGTACCAGGTGCGAACTACACGATACCCCTGCTCATCGACTGTGCCGAACACATGGGAAATCCCTTGCTCCTGCCAAGGAAGCAGCAGAAATGAATCCTGCCCCTTGATGGCGTGCTCGCCCTTGGTGTGCTTCAGGACCGATTCAAAGAAATTGCAGGCCCGGTCAGCCTTTGCTACATCGAATGCCACATTTTCACGCTGTTCTGTTTCTTGGTGTGCTCAAAGCCGCTTCAATTCTGGCGAGTTCGTCATCTTTCGCCGCGCCGATATTGATTCGCGTTCTCGCAGCCGGCGTTAATCCAAAATGCGAGCAGAACTCCCTGAACTCTTTCCTTGCATTCGCTGCGATCGCAACCTCCGGCCGCTGCATCGTGTACCCGTTTTGACCAGCCTTAGCCGTCAAGCCGTCCTTGTCGATGACTTTCTGCGCCTTTCGGTACGTTGCAAACGCTACGCACGCCGTTTCGAGCGCCATTCCATCCACCGCGTAGTCCAATTGCATCGTTGCAAGCTGATCCGTGAGGAAATCCCAGGCTTCCGCAGCGTCTTCCTTGAGATGCGCCGGCCGTTCATTGAACCCGCGGATCGGCTGCGGCTCAGATGCCGCCTTGTCGCGCAGGTTCTGCCCGCCTTTGTGGCCTGGATCCCCCGCCGCGATGTGCAATCCGGTTGGTTTTGGTGGTCTTCCGCCTGGCATTTTGTTTTGCTTAAATTAAGGCTTCCAGCGCACAGAGAGCGATGCCTCACAGCAAGGGCATTTCATGTGATGCGTGGTCGCCATCTTCAGCCCACTTCTTGATACGTGATGTCCATCGCGTGCAGTTCGCGCTTCAGTAAGGCAGCGATTTCGCAATCATCGCAATCGACAGTCAATGCAACCTCGGCCGAACGCTTCAGATCTTCAGCCGTTTCACTCAGGCGAAAAGCGCCCATTTTCGAATGGCCGCACTTGAACAGTCTCTTCACTTCTTTGTACTTGGTTCCGCGAATGTCGTAGATTCTCATGGTTGCTCGCTAAATCGTGTCAAGCCCTATCGCCTAAACAGAATCATTAGGTTACGTTTTATAGAATCAAACTCGATGGTAGGCTTATCTCTATTCCATCAGAAACGAATGCCGTAGCCGTTAGGCGTAGGCATGAGCGCAAACTGACAGCGACATCGCGCCTTTTTTTTTCCTTCCGGCTTCGCTAAAACCCACCCTTCTGAGTTTTAAGGGCGTTCAAATCGTAGAGGCACGACGGTTTGGGACGAAAAGTTGCAGCGATTGACCCCACCCCTCCCCTAAATCTCAAGCGTTCCGATTTGCTTTCCATCCATGCGAACTTTGAATTGCTGGCTCGAGGTGGATTCGAATTGCGCATCATCAACACCCTGCTGCAGCGATGCCCGCATCTCCGCGAACAGCGCGCGCCACAACTCAGAGCCTGGCGTCTCTTGAGCGATCCCAATCAGGTAATCCAGTAACTCTACCTTGGCCTTCGCCTTCTGTATGTTGTTCTGAACTTCGTTTTCTACAGCTTTTCCAAGTGTCACGTTAACCTCTCGTGCATACGCTTTCGCGCATCGTTTTCCTGCTATGGCAGGATGAGCATAAAGTCTGCAGGTTGCCAAGATCGAGCCTAAGATCAGGGCGCGATTCGATCGTCAAGCGGTGATCGGCTTGCAAGTGGCGTTCGTTCGATAGCTTGCGGCGGCGTAGTTCCTCGAGTATGTCTGCTGTCGATGCTTCGGCTCTAGCCTCGCGCATCAGTTGCACCATGTCTGGTTCCCAGCCGCAATCAACACAGCGCCATCCGTCTCTCAGGAATGCCTGTATGCGAATGCGCTGCCATGCGGCATCGTATCCACGTTCGGTACTACTTCCACGATTGCTATCGATCTGTTGATTCTTCACGCGCTTGCAGTCAATGCAGTAGCCGTTTGCAGTGGCCATCTTCGGGCAGCGGAAGCCGCGGCACGGCTTCGATGGCAGGTTCGGCATTCAGCTACGGCAACACAGGCTGATTCAGGGATGAGAACAGCCCTGATGCACGCAGCAGCCAGAGTACAAGTACGATAACCACCACAATGTTCAGCACGTTCTTGATCATGGGTTCCATCGGTACGTGTCGGTTAATCAGATACATAACGAACCCCAAGACCACGATCAACAGAATCAGCGTTAGTAAACTCATGGGTTCTCCTTATCTGGCGCAGGCTCGCTTGAGTGGCATGCGTTTAGCTTGCGTTGAAATTCAAGCACCTTGCCTTCTTCCTCAGCAATCGCTTCTTCGCCTAAGAAGTCAGTAGATCCATGAGCAACTGCCCATAGCGTTGGCGATACAGTGCGGCCTTCCATTGCAGCAAGCAGATGATGACAGAGCTCATGCATGTACGACATCTTCCAGATATCGTCTCCGTATCCTAGATCACGTGCACGCTGCAGATACTCCAGATCGTTCTCATGCGGCACGGATGGTACGCGCGTGCCATCTCGAAATACTGTCTCGGCATAACGCCGCGATGGATAAACCCAAAAAGTCGCCATCCCGAATTGAAACTCGAGCGGCTCTTGTGACACCTGATAAGATACGCTGGCCATGAATCGCCCTTCCCTCGATGGGCGTAAGTGGTATGACCGGGCCAGAGTGCTGAAACACTTGGGCCCGGTCGTTTGCTTTGTTGCGAGATTAAACCGGAGCAGGCGTATCGGTCGGAGGCGCAGGAGGCGGCTCGTTCGGATCGACCGGAGGCGCGGGCTCAGTCGGCGTTCCCGGCTCAGTGGGTTCGGTCGGATTCGCAGGAGCATCCGGCACAACGTCATCAAGCGCCTGCATGGCTGCCTTCTGTTCGTTCACCGCACCCTGCAATTCGTTCATCTTCGCGTCGAAGTCGGCTTCGTCGGTGGCTGCATCAGCGGCAAGCGCAGCGGCTACGGCTGCTTCTACTTCCTGCTGCTTGGCAAGCAATTCATCCAGCTTCGTGCGGATCTCGGCTTGAGCCTTGGCCGCCTGCTGCGTGTTGGCCTGGATGCCAGCCTTTACGTCATCAAATTTACCCATGAGGTCTCCTAGTTGGTTGGTTGTGTGGTGGTGCTGGGCTGTGGTTTTGCATCCCAGTTCGCGAACATCGTGTGCAATCTGCGCAGTTCGGTCGAACATGCCCAGAAAGGCTCGCAGTAAATCGATTAAATTTTCCATCTCGGTTTTGTCAAGTCCCGTTGCTAGAACCGCTGCTGAAAAATCCAGACACCCTTGGTTGCCGAAAACTATCTGCCCTTCGTCTGAAAGGTATTCAAGGATCTGCCTCGCCCGCGCTGGATCGCGCATCTGATTCCAGTTCGGCCAGCCGCTATTGGCGAATGTCATCGATTGGTGGTACGTTGCTCAGCTTTTCGTCCACTACTTCCTGCGGCCGATCGCTGCCTTTGCCGGCATCCTTGGAAACTAAGCCCTTAACCTGCTGCAAAACTCCGTTGATAAGAAGGAATATCGCGCTGTGCATCGCGAGATGCTGCACTTCAGCAGGGCTCAGCAAGCCCGACATGGCGGTGCGGTATGCTTCCCACGCCGGCACGAGGCCGTTCACAAGCTGCGCAAATCCCACCAGCGATGTGCGCCAGTTCGTTTTCAGGTGGTCAATCATGGCTTGGCCGCAGAGTAGTGCTTAGTGAATTGAATGCTAATCTCAGGCAGCAATCGACCTTCCTCGATCTCCTCAAAGGAGTCGCTTTCGACGGCCATCATGAACAAATCGCGCGTTGCATCGACGTGAATGCCAACACATTTGGCGTCTTCTGGCATCCCGTTAGCAGAGAGCGTGTAACTGCCATCAACCTTGCATAGCTCTATGAGGGTCTGCGGCGTGAGCCGCAGAATCGCGCGTTTATGCTTGCGAGGCTCCGAATCTGGGATTGCAATCATCGGATCAAAGCCGCGGCTTCTTTTGGTGCGCCCACAATAGGCACAACGCGATGCAACCCGCCGAAGTATGTATCGTTCCGCACGTGCCGATACGTGCCTGGGCCGCTAACTGCGTGCGTGCGGCTATCCATCCCGGTGGCTTGCGGCGTCGGCTTGTAGCGCATCTGGCCCACGAAAAGCAGCAGCGCCTTCATTGGAACCAGCAGCGTCACCGCGCGCTTTTCCTTGCTGCGCCATTCAGCATGGCCCTTGAGGGTGAGCATGTTCGCCTCTTGCTTCGTAATGCGAAACACCTGCTCCCATCGTGCTTGGCCGTGCTTCTTTCCATTTCCACGGCAAAATGCAAGCCTGAAAACTTGCACAGACGACCGATTCTTCATGTTTTTGGGAAAGGGACTGAAAGGCATGTCAACGTGAGGGCACAAAATGAGCCTCCGAAGACCTCTCGCCTCGATCAACTAAAGCGAGACACGCAGGACCAACAACGCCGCCCGCCCGGCTGAGCCAGCAACTCGCGCCTTAAAAATCGAATCGGGAGTTTCCTGCCCAGAAAACCCCCGACGCGACAGTAGACGAAAGGAAGCAAGCAAGTAACAGCATCTTACCTGTAAACACGCTAAGAATCAACAGGTTGCGTAAATTGGCAGGGTTCGGTTACAGCGGCTTACAGGGGCTTACTCGGGCGAACATAATGCCGTGGGTTTGTTTTGGGATGCAGGTTCCAACTCCAGCGCTTCCAGCGCCAACTCAAGCCGCGCCGCGCAGTAGCGATGCACGGTTTGCCCGATCTGCTCATTGGCCGCTGCCGCCACCCCGAGGCTCGCGTGCTCCTCCGCTATGAGGCGCGCGATTGCTTCCCGTGGCGTGTTGGTCATGGCCTGCGTTGGTTTACCTCGGGCGGAGCCTGATCCATCTCTTTGACGAGATCCCTGCATCTTTGCTTGGTGGATTCAGCCAGTGAATCCCAGAAATCCATCGATCCGCCGTTTTGCCTTGCGTATGCGTTGCAATAGATACGCATAGCCAACATTGCCGGCTTGTGCGGGTTTAGATTCCGCAAGTCCCTTTGTCGCTCTGTCACTTCATCCCTCCCTCAAGCATGCCCGCGCCGACGCGCTCAAACCAGCGCCAGAAATCCGCCACCGGCAGCGAACGAAACGGCTCCTCGCCGTCGCGTGCGAACGCCATCACGTCGCGCGATTCCGGCCATGCCGTGCATTCTTCTCCGGTCTGGATCCAGCGCGCTCGAAACGCCTTGCGATGCGTCACCATTTGCCGCGCCTTAAAATGTAACAAGCGTTGTAACCATAATCGGCCTCCACAGAGCACCAATGGCCAACTTGCCCGCGCAACGTGTTGATATTTCTCAGCATGTTACGCCACACAGCGCACATGGAAACTCACTTTTAATGATGTGGTCGCGGGTTCGAGCCCCGCCCGACTCACCACTTCTAACCCCTACAAACTTCAAGTAGTTCTTCAACGTCAGAGTAAGCGATTTAGCCGCGACT